CTTAGGTGCAAAAGAATTAAAAACTCCAAGTGCTACAAGTGCTAGGGCAAGAACTCCACCAGCTTGCCATCTAAATTTTGTTAATGATTTAAGTTCTTCTTGTATTTTATCAATACGTTCATGAATAACCTTGTGATCTTTTTCACTTTCTTCTTTTAACTCATCAATCATCTTGATGATGAGAGTATCAGTCTTCATACTCTGTTCGATTCTCTCATCATGCTTGGTAAGAATTTGAGCAATGCGGTTGTTGCCTTCCGATATTTTTTCTACTGCTGTTTCTAGTTTGGTCAACATTTCGCGGGATAGTTCTTCATAAATGTTGAGTTTCGATTCAAGCACCGCAACCTTTGAATCTTGTGAAAACATTTTACTTCATCCACATTTTACGTGAACCTTTTCCACCATAAACATATTTCTTATTCTTTCTCTTCTTTCTTACAGGTGGATCATCACCAGCTTCAACAGAACCAGCAATTTGTCCATGTCCCATTGCCATGGTAGGACCTGCCTCTTCTTTGAGGTTTCTTACAATATCAATGATTTTATTAATGTCCATTAGAGTGATTGCAATTCTTTTAGACAGACATCATCTATTTCAATTCCCGATATATCCGTTTTAGGATATTCGGGAATTCTATTTAAAAAGATAAGGAAACTTTTTATTGCTGGCCAAAGTTCTCTTTCTAAATTATAAAACAAAAGAGGAACTGTGGCATCATCAAATACATTAAACAGAATTATAAGATGATTCAAAATCAAATGAATTTTTAATTCACCTGTATTTTTATATCGTTTTAGTAGTCTTTTGACGTATCTAATACGTTTCAAATCAGACTCAAAATCATCTCTGGTGACTGCCTGAGGGTTATTGTAGAATTTTATAGCAAAGAGTAAATAATTACTCTCGTTCAATTCGTCAAATCTCATACTAAATCAAATATCATTCGGGCAGTTTTGCGTCGTCTGCTGCGTCACCAGTGATGCTGCTACCAGCAACAAAACATTCAGTCTTAACTCTGAGAGAACCGTGTGCATCAACATAGGTTGTAATACCAACCCATCCAGCGTGTGCAGGATTATACTTTTTCTGCTCATCAGTTGCCGCAGAACCAGAAGCAGTATATGCTTGCTCAGCAGTATCTACACCATAAACTTCAGTTCCTCCCCAGTTGCTATCTTCGTTAAGATAAACTGGTTGCTCGGAAATGTTATATGCAACACCACTGATTGCGGTTCCATCTAATCCTGTTGTGTTAATAATCTCAAATGTTGTATTTGAGAGACGAGTCTTGATAACTGCACTACCCTTACCAGTAACAGTAAGAACTGCACCCTCAAGTACGGCAGCAGCAGGGAGAGTACCGGTACTAACAGTTGCAACCTTACTAGTAAGGTTTACACTAATAGTACCAGAGGAAAATAAATTATCTGAGTTGCCCCAAAGAGACATGTTTCCTTACCTATAAAATTCTTATATTGATATTTATAAAAAAAAGAGACCTTTATCTTTTGGTCTCTTTGCGTAGAACTACTTTTAAAAAGCGAGTTAGAAGATCAAGTAACCCATTCTCTTCAAATCTTTTTGTTTTTGCTAACCACTCTGAGGCGGTTAACAACAGACCTAAAGCAATGGTTACTCCCCAGTTAGTTACAAAGCAGGTAATCATCCTTCAGCTTGTGGCTTGAAGAGGAGCTCCTTAACAGTAGCAAGGACCATATCGTCAATGCTATTGTCGGTGGATTTTACATACTTTTCAAGGAGTTCAATAACAAGATTCTTAACTGCTGGATGTGAAGCAAGTTGAAGCACGATTGGTTTTACAACCGCTACGACTGCACCCATGATGTCCTCCGTGTGAGAGTATCCTGGGCTATTTATCAATCAACAGATCCATATCTTGGATCTTTTGAAATATCTGGTCTACGACCATATCCTACTCTACCAGATGGATACGCTCTTTTACCCTTTTTATTTCTAAGAGATCTATTATGTGCTATTACATCTGGGTTATCATCACGCTCATCTGGTTCATCCATTTCTCTACCTTCAATAACCTTCTTATTTTTCTTCTTTGCAGAATGATCTTTACCACAACTTTCTGCTTTCATTGAACCCATCATTGGTCCACCAAGAGTTCCACCAGAAACCATCATTCTTGTAGCATCATCATTCTTGGTCATAACCTTCATAACCTTTTCATCATAATCTCCAAGCATTATAGGATTTTTGATTCCCATTGAGCGAATCTTATTCTTAAGAAGTTCTCTATAAGTTTTTGCTGCTCTATTATCTTTATTTTCACATTCGCAAGGGCACTTACCACACTTAGGGCAAGTTCCTTCCATTTCTTCCTTCATTTCTTTCTTTTCAGGAAGACCCTTATGCTTGGTTTTGGCAAATTTCTTTGCTTCCTTTGTAGTCATACTTGCAGCAGCTGCTTCAACCTCAGGTGATGCCTCACCTTTCTTCATTTTACCCTTCTTACGGGAATAAACCATTGCCATAAAGCGTTGCTGTGCCTTACTCTTTGCCTTTTCAGAAATCAGTTCACCTTCAAGTTCAGTATGAGCATAGATTCCTCTCATACGACCCATTCTATTGCCCTGATCTGCTTCATTTTCTGGATTGATCTTGATAATACCTGTGGAATAGTTATCAACATTGTTTCCAGTAATCTTACCTTTGTTTTGACCTTCAGTTGAGGTTGTTGCATCGGCAAGGAACTCCTCTTTCATTCCCTTCTTTCTAGCGATAGCAGCATTGATCGCATCACGACGATTATAGATATAAGAATCCGTCTTATCTTTTTTACCATCATCATTTACATCACCATCTCTCTGAGAAGGATGTACTGGTTTGTCTAAACCACTCTTGTTATTGGGAACTTCCTTTTTTCTACCCTCATATGGTTCACCATGTTCAGTCATCTCAACTTTAAGACCTCTTGATCTCAATTGAGTGATCTTTTCACGAGTTGCGTATCTTACATAAGAACGATCATTTTTAGGATCGGTAACTCTTACTTTATACTTTCTGTCTTTTGTTATTTCTTCGATAACTTGCTCAACGGGTTGATGCTTCTCAACGAAGACTTTAAACATTGCATTGGCAACAACATCTGTTGCACTATCGGTCATCAGAGCATCATATGACTCTTTCTTGTCTCCACCACCATCTTTACCAAACAGTTTTGCTCTAACTGCTGCTTGCTCCGGAGCACTCAGATTACTGTTTTGCATATATTGAGCATATGCCGCTCTGAGGTCAACACCCTCTCTTCTTGCACGATAACGGATATCATATACTGCTTGACGGATTCTCTTTTCAGATCCCTCTGCTCCGGCACCCTTTTCCTTGTCTCCACCAGATTTAGCGGCAGCAGCAGGTGCAGCAGCGGGAGCGTGCTTTCTCGCAGGGAGTTCCTCAAATATCTTTTTAGTCATCGGAAGAATTCTAGAATACTATTTTCTTATCTTATATTTATTTATGAATTGTAATCCGCTCATAAATCCAGGAACCATGGACTCAACATATCTACGATGAGCATCGGTTCCAACTAAACGTTGTTCTGCTGGTACACCAGATGTAGTAGAACCATTTACAACTGCTTCATTCACATCTCTAATCCAGGATTTGAACATGATTTTATCTTCTGTAACACAGATAAGATGATTTGCACCACGGCGAATAATTCTTCCAATAAGACCAGTGTTCATATTTTCAACCCACTGCCCTATACGGAAAATGGTTTCAGATACGTAATTCTCACGAAGAGTTTGTTGATCAAACTTGGGTGCCATTTCCCAAATACCCCACTCTTCATTAATACCCATAGATGCTTTGGTATCCGCAAACATTTGTTTAGCAGTCTTTCTATCAACAAGTGGAACCAATTGCATTGCAGGAATCATTTCACCAGTTTCTGGATCTACTAAAAACTCACCTGTCTCTGGATCCGTTTGCATCATTTGCTCACCAGTTTCTGGATCGAGCATTGGTTCTTCTTTATGAAGATGCTGGTAATATGTTTTAAAATCATTCTCTGCGACAGCGAGTCTCATTCTTGATGCTGAGAGACCTTCAACACCTTCAGCGTCAGGATCTCTATCACCAGAAGAGATAACCTCAACGTTATCAAATTGGTAAAGACTTCCATTATAATTATTTGCCAACTTGTTAAATTCATTGACCCTATCCGCTCCGCCAACTATTCTTACATTAGCATAACCATCATTATGTGCCTTTTTCAAGACATCAAAAATAGTTCTTGTATTTTGATCATTCTGAATTCTTGCGGCGTGTTGAGGGAACAACTGCCTCATCATAGAAACTTTTGTATCAGGATCCAACGGATTCTTCTTTGGATCATTTGAACGAGATGGAATAATAAGATAATCACTCTCTTCTTGTTCAGCAGAAGATGCAGCAGTATCCATCAATTGAAGATGTCCAGCATGTGGAGGATTGAATCTACCAAATGCAATCGTCAGAGTTCCTTTTGTCTTAGGAACTGGTGGAGGACCAGCAGCAAGATCTGGACTTTGAACTTTCGCCATTACTGCTGCTTGTTGCTGCGCTGCTTGCTGCTCTGCATCAACGTCCATCTGATCCGCTTGTGCTCTCAGTTCATCAGAAGTTGGTTGTGGTACTTCTTCTGGTGCTGCCTGCTGTTGAAGTGCAGGATCATTAAAGTTTGGATCGGAAATATTTTTTTCCAACTCTGTCTGGTTGGGATCACCTTTACCAACCTGCTGACGCTTATTATAAAACTTCAAACGTCCCTTTTCAGTCTTTGCGACAAATTCACCAGTGGAACGATCATACCATCCACCGTGACCGTCTCCTTGAAGACCAAGACGTGCTGCCTGTTGTGCGGCAGATTCGCTTATAAATTGGAAAAAACTTTTCATTGATATTTGTTTCTGCGAAGTTCCAAAGTTACGTTACTTCTGTTTGCAACGATATACTTTAAAAGGTCATTGCGTACTTTTATATATTTATCCTTCTGTTTTCCTTTGCTAACATCAATTTCCCTTTGAAAGGTCATGTAAATATATCTGGCAAACTGTTCATAACTTGTGCCATTATAATCTTTGATTAGTTCTTGAATGTATGAATTCATTATCCTACCTGATAACCTACTTTGTCAGCCGTTCTATTTGCAGAATTTGATGTTCTTAAATACACATTTGATAGTGTACTTCCAGTTCCAGCATCGGCAGTGAATGTTGGGGTTCCGGAAGTTTTATTTAAACCAAGTTTAACATAAATCACTTGTGTTTGAGTTAAATAGACATCAAACATATCTCTAAATTTAGTATTTGGTGCTCCACTTCTAGACCAATTTTGTAGATTTGCCTCACATCTATATCTAACTTCACCTACGGTCAAATCTTCAACCTTTTTGGTTGGAAAATACTTTGCACGAAAAGGTTCTATTGCTTCTACGTCTGGAACTTTTGTCGAATGACGACCACCAACATAAACTTGCCCTATGGATGATGCGGCAGCGGCAGTCATAACATCTGGTTCTATAAGATTCCAAGAAAGTAGAGCACCATTAACAACATTATTATCTTTGAGAATCTGAAGAATACGATATTCTTTTGATGTTGAAAATTCATTCAATCTACCACTTTTAACAATGGCATCAACAACAAACTGTGGTTTAACTTGGTTTGATGATCCAGATTTAACTTTTGCAGAAATCATGTGCTCATCCTTACCAATGATAACTTTATAATCATATAGTCTTTCACTATCGGGTGGCATGTAAATTTTTGCAGATCCAATGGAAAGTGTATCTACAATACCATTCAATAATCCCCTCTTACAACATGCTATTGGTCCAATAACTTCCGCATAATAATTTTGCAGTTGTCCCCAATTAAAACTAGAAAAATTTATACCAGTATAATCACCCCTACCATTATGAACATAATCAAGAAGTTCATAAAGATAATCAAAAAGTTCTCCTGGAATATCTGACCTCGAGTTCAATGCCGATGTTAATGCAATATAATATTCATTAACAGTAGTAAATGTTCTATTGGCAAGTCCAAAACTAGAAGGACCCAATGAAGTTGCTGCAGATTGTGCAGATCTTGGTTTTACAAAATTATCAATGTTTGCATAAACAACACTTCCACCTTCAACTTGAAATGCTGCTTTGGTATGTGGATCTCCCTGCCCATCAAGATAAGTTACTGCTGTTCCTACTGAAAGACTTCCAGAAGCAGAATAAGATCCATCTTCATTTTTAATATATGCGGTTGTTGCCCTTTTAACCGTTGTGGACATATTACCCTGCCCCCGCCAATTTCTTTGATAATTAAGGGCACCAGTACTTGCCATTTTTTGAAATATTTATGGAGAATAGCGGACTCGAACCGCTGACATCCTGCTTGCAAAGCAGGCGCTCTACCAACTGAGCTAATTCCCCGAGAGACCCCCAAAGGGTCAAGTATTTAGAACACCAAAGTTAGTGCTCCATATCCCATCAATGCAACAATCAACATACCAAGAACTTTATAGTAAGTCTTGATAGGAGTGCCGAAGTATTGCTGACCAATCAGCAGACACTTGTGCATCGGAGAGATGATATAACCACTATACTCTACAACTAGGAACCATGTCAAGTATTGTGGACCAAATGCCTTAGCGAGAAGAGCAACGATACCAGCATACTTACCAGAGGAACCCATGGCAAAAGAAGCAAGGAAACCAACAATTGAAACTGCAACGAGAGCAGAAGGACCAGCAGCAGAAGTAACTTTCAGATACTCCATTACAGGACCTTTGATTTCCCCCATGACTGCTGCAAGAGCAAGAACAAGAGCAGCAAAACCAGCAAACTTCCAGTTGATATAACGACCCCACTTCCAATCATTACAAATGAATGAATAATAAGCAGCAAGAGCAGTAAACCATACTGAAAACAGGTAAGGCATATCAGGGTCACCGTAGCAGACCAAGAACCACATTGTAGCGATTATAGGTGCCCAACCCTTTACCAGACGATTCCAACTGAATGTGCGAGTTTCTTCAACAATTTCTACATCAGTTTCTTTGACATATTTAAAGATGAATACTCCTGCAAATCCCAGAACAATCATCAGAGGAACAATCGTATATCCCATATACTGAGTATACGACATTCCTAGTGCTGCCATTGGAAGAACAACAGTCTTTTCAAGTGGAGACCACCAGTAATAGTGGTGGGTTGAGAGATAATCAACGATACCAAACTTGGATCGTGATTGTGCTTTGTCGCTAGCGATGGAATCTAGAAGGGGAGCCGACATAACGACTCGCCCTTCGATGGGTAATACACCACCAGCAAGAGCAGTAGCAGCAACAACTAAACGATTTGATTTGAATAGTTTACGAAGTGCTACGAAGACTTCATTCAGCACACCGTATTGTTTGACTAGACCACCGACAATCATAATACCGATGATGTAAGGGAGAAAGAGTTCCTTCTCCCAGATACTCATTAATAGATCCATAAATTAAACTCCAAGAACTGCACCAAGATTATCGTCAATGTCACGAATCACATCACGGATATCAGAAACTCGTGCTGGAACAGAAGTAGGATCATAAGTATAACCTTTCTGCGATTCAAAAAGAACCTGACGAACTGCCGCTGCTTGGCGAGCATCCATTTTAATAGTTACTTTCTTATCTTTACTCACAGGTCTCCCTCCGCACGATTTTCAGAGTAATATACATCAAAAGCACCGCCAGGATAACGCGCTTCCAATTTCTTGACGTTACGTGCAATCACTTCATCAAAGGAAACTTCAAGTGCCATACATGCTTGTGCAACGTACCACATCAGATCACCAAGTTCAATGATCATGTGTTCTTTATTATCAGCATTAAAAGGTTTACCTTGGAAAATCATTTTTTTAATGATTTCCAAAAACTCACCACCTTCTGCATTGATACCGACACCAGCGGTAAGCAGTCGTTCAATATTTGCACCCTTTTCATCCAGTTCAACCAGACGATCAGAAAGTGCTACAAAATCAGTAGAAGCATCAGAAGTAACTGCATCTACAAACTTCTGGTAGCGTTCAAAATCAACTTGTTTAGTCATATTTAAAATTTAAATCCGTCGAATGATTTTTTAGGTTTCTTTTCTTCATAATCATACTCCTCTTCTTGCCCAGAGTCAAGTATGTCCTTTTGAGCAGTTTGCTCACAATCATAGAGTCGCATCTTGGCACGATCAATACCCACAATGAAACGCTTGTAGATAGTAGGATCGTTATAGCGATTCTTCAACTGCTTCACCATCAGTTGTCCCAATGCTTCGAGTTCTTCTGTGCTAATAAGGGCAAACATAAGATCAGCAGTAGCAGGCAAACCAAAGGACTCACTAGTATCAGTGAGTTCAACATCAGAGCTACCATAACCAGAGCGAGTAGTCTGGGTGGCTGATACGATTGGTACATTTGCTTCGACTGCGAGACCTCTAAGTTCTTCTGCAATTGCCTTAATATATGAATATGAATTGACAGAAAAGTTCGACTTATAGCGGGAGGAAGCACATATATTAAGGTAATCAATGAAAATAATATCAGGTCTAAATGACTTTTTAAGTGCCAACTCATTAAGAAGTGCCTTAAAGTGTCCACTATGAGCACTCGCAGTGGGATACTCTTTAATTATAAGAGAACCCTGAGTCTTCTTTGAAAGATTGGTTACCTTATTCTCAAAAGTATTTTTTGGAAGATCCGTTAGATCTTGGATATTGACATTGAGGAGGTTTGCATCAATACGTTCAGCAATTTTCTCCTCTGCCATCTCCATTGTAATGTAAAGCACATTACGTCCGTTAAGCAGAACGGAGCTAGCCATATGACACATGAAAAGAGACTTACCAACACCTGTCCCAGCAAGAGCGACATTAAGAGTCTTGTTAGGAAGACCACCTTTCGTAATCTTGTTGAAATACTCAAGATCGAACGGGATGCGGTCTTCCTTACGATGGTAAGACTCATAACGTGCTTCATAATCTTCGAGGTAGTTGTGTCCGATGTGGTTATCAAATGATACTGCTAAGGCATCAGAAAGAATTGATGGAATCGCATCACGATTCTTCTTCTCATCACCACCATCAGCAATATGGATAGACTCCATGAGGGCAAGATAAATTGCTCTATCACGGCACCACTTTTCAGTAGTATCGAGTAACCACTGCTTATCCACAGGAGAATCACTAAAAGCATTAGTAATGTCCCGCGATTCTTTTACTTCTGTTTCGGTTAGATCAGTTCTATTTTCCAATTCAATACGAAGTGCTTCTGTGGTAATAGCAGAACCATACTTCACAATGAATGAAGAGATTTCTTCAAAAATTACTTTTTCAGTTCTTTGATCAAAGTAATCTGGTTTTAGAAATGGAATTACTTTACGAGAGTATTCTTCATTATATACAAGATTTCTGAGAATTGTAGTCTCAATTCGTTCCATAAGAATAGTTT